AGTTTGTAATACCTGAAGTACTGATTGCCGATAGCACCATAAGCACTATTAAGGGCAATCTTCTTCGCCATCTGAATATTGTTACACCTAGCAATCTCCTTCTCCAATGCTTCTGTGGGTGTCTTCTCATACTGCTGCTTTGCCTGAAGCATCTTCTTCTTGAAAACAACACGGTCCCCGTACATCTTGTCCATAAGTTCAGGAAGGAAGCCTCGCACATCTTTCCTGTATTGAGCTCCATTCGCACAAACTGCATAATCTCCATCAAACTCACACTCCTTGTTTAAGATCCTTTCAACGCTGGCACTACTGTGTCTAGTCTCCCTGATGGTCTCTGGGGAAATGTTATATTGCATAATAAGGTGAGGATACAGACTATTGAGATCAAAACTGACCACCCAATCATACTTTCCTGGTTTCGGTTCCTTGACATAAGCACCTGCGTATTTGTCGTTTTTGTCAGATCTATTCTTAGGAGGAATAACAATATTCCTTCTCTTCAAATAGTTATAGATGATAGTGTCCCACATCCTTACTTGGTAGAATACATCCTCGTAATTCACCTTGGCTTCATATGCCATAGTGAGTGCGAGTTCAATCAACTTCATCTTGCTTTCCAGACGGTCAACAAGTTCTACGTCAATTATATTGTATTCTACAAACTTTTGCCATCCATTAGTATAGAAGTCCTTAAAGGTATCAAACTCAGAGTGATCTAATTTCTTCTGCCCAAGTTCTACACTAGCAATATAATCCAAACGATATGATTCCTGTGCCTTATAAGTAAACTTCTTATATAAGTCTAAGTAGTCTAACTGTGATACTCCACCAATATCATATGAAATATGAGTACGACCCATAATGGTGGTTTCTTCCTCAGTTACAAGACCCCAAGGAGACATTCTCTTTTTAAGTTTCTCGCCAAGTATTCTATCAATCCTACGACAAAGATATGGAATATCATATAACTTACTATTCCACCCAGTAATAACTTCTGGTGTATTGGTCTCAATCATCCACCAGTTAATGAAATCATTTAGAAGTTCATACTCAGTTCTGAATGATTTGTATAACACATTCTTCTGATTATTCTTAAAAGGTCCTTGACCCCAAGTTATAATTTGCTTAGTTGTATAATCCTGAATTGATATAAGAAGTATCTCTTCTGCAGCAGATTCTACATCAGGGAATCCCTGTTCAGACTTAACCTCAATATCAAGGGTAACTAATTTAATCTTTTCAATATCAAACTTCAGTTCTTGCTCTGGGTATCTTTCAGAAATGTACTGGTAAATGAATCTCTCATTCCCATAAACATTAAAGTTCTCTACACCATCATATCTTTTAATAAACTCTCTACTTTCTCTAACTGTGCCTGGTTCAATTGCCTCTACAGAATCACCAGTTAAGGTTTTATATTTTGTTTTCTTTTTTGAGTCAACAAAAAGGGTTGGATAAAACTTCTCACGAGTTGCGAAGTGTTTTCCATCTTCGTAACCACGAACCAAGAAGTTGTCTCCAACCATCTGAACGTTTGTGTAAAATCGCATTATAAAGTGAGTTCTTTATACCTCTTAATTACCTCTGGACTTGGATCAGCGATAGTAAGAATGTCTTCTGATCTTAGCATATATTCCTTCTGATTGCTAGCTCCAATCCAAGGTTTCATATTTTCTTCATCAAAGAATCTATACGGATTTATTAGACGACAATTTGGTTCACCCTCTTCAGCCATAATTTCTTCAATCTCAGTGATAAGAACATTATCTACATCAACTAAAACGCATTTAATTGCCATCGGTTTCTTCCTCAATTTTAAAAGTTTGTTTTTTATCCAAATACATCTGTTTAACAGATGGTAATGGTTCTACAATAGTTACTACCCAATCAGTAGGAACCACCATTTTTTTATCAGTTGTTAGTACAATCCAAGGACTTAGTATTACATCAATACCATAATCCCCATTGGTCTTTTCTTCTTCTGTAAGAAAAGTTTTTTCTCTAGTTTTAACCACATGAGGCTCTTCCAATAGATATGCATAAGGTGCAACTTGCTTATCATCAGATACTAATTCCTTTGCATCTGATATCAGGGTTTCACCTGATTTTAATAAAGTTAATTTAATTGACATTTTAAACCCATCGAGTTGCTACAATTTCAATATTATTATCTATTGTAGTCGATTCTTTCTCAATTGTAAATCCCTTATCTTGAATCGTATCTAATATTGTAGCCTTTGCATACTGTTGTGTAACCTTTTCAATAAATCTATTTGGTGGAACTGGATCTTTCCAAGTTTGTATATCTGCTACTAATTCATATACACCCTTTTTGTTTAGACGAAACCCAATATCATTTCCTATAGAAACATCCACCCTTACTTTTTCGTGTTGATGATCAATAGGATTAACTAATTCTTGATCCTCTTGAACATCATACTGAAGAAGTTGAAGTGCTTCTATAAGTTTAGATTTGTTCTTTATTTTCGTTCTGATCGTGCTGAAATGTGACATTTTCTTGTTGATAATATTCGAGTTTTGGTTCTACGTAAACAGAAGTACCTAATGCTTTTTCTATTGGTTCAGTCAATTCCATACAACCATTTCCAATAACACCAATTACTTCTTCAGATACAGTACCATCTTGACTGATAGTAAACTTAATTGTTTGTTGAGGCATATTATTTATTTGGAATGTATACTAATTTATTAATCTCTGGAAGATACAAATATTCAATCTTAGATCTCCTTAAAGTTGATAATGCATCATCAATAGTTTCTGCAATAGTATCACCAGAAAGATTGAATGAAGTGTTAAAAAGAATAGGAACATCAGTTTGTTTATAGAAATCAGATATTAAATCATAGTAATGTTTGTTCTGTTCTCTAGTAACTGTCTGTATTCTACATTTTCCAAAATGAACTATTGAAGGAATTAACTCCTGTTTTTCTGGTAGAACATCTATAGCATATGACATAAATGGACTCTCTTCTAATCTATCCATATCAAACCAATCCCTAGCGTGTTCCAAAAGAACTGTTCCAGCAAATGGTCTAAACCATTCTCTATTCTTTGTCTTATTAACTATATCCTTACCATCCTTAACTCTAGGATCAAATAATATAGAACGATTACCAAGTGCTCTAGGGCCAATCTCGCTTCTTCCTTGAGCAATAGCAACTATATTACCTTCAATTAATAACTCTGCAACATCCTTAGACACTACATCAGTTTCACTTTCGCCTTCTAATAATTGATATTCATATTGCAACTGACCACCTAGATACAAATCTTTCCATTTATATTTTGTAATATTTGTTTCATTTAAAACAACACCACCAATACTTACACCAGAATCATCAGATACTGGATCTATAAACAAATTGATATCATCAGGTAATGATTTAAGTAACTTATAATTAGCAACACAATTTAAAGCACATCCACCACTTAATACTAAGTTCTTACTTTTACTCAAAGATAATGCTCTTTCACAAGTAGTAATTAAATACTTTTCATAATCAGTTTGTATCCTATATGCCATATTCTTAAAATATCTTTTAAAATCTTTTTCTATTTCTTCATCAGATATACCTAATACCTTTTTAATTTTACCTTCCCACTTACCAGGATCTTGCCATAACAATCTATCATTAAGAAGTGCATGTATATTACCCATCCAAGGCCATCTTGGATTTTGACCTAAAGTAAATGATTTATTTCCACCAGAATCAATAGATAATAATTCAGGTATTCTACTATCATCTTCACCATAAGGAGCAAGACCCATAGTTTTACCACATTCCAATGCTCCAAACCCAATACACTCAGTTATTGCAGTGTAACAATATCCAGCACCTATATTTGAAATAGGTTTAACATAAGAAGGTCTACTGTCATCAACAATACTTCCATCACCTACAATATATTTTTCTATTATATCAATTTTTGAAAGAGAAATATCGTATGTAGTTTGATTTTCTTTACCATAATCAAAAGTACTACCTGCACCATCTATAACAACAACTACAGCATCTTCAAATCCAGAACCTGCAAAACCACACATTGCATGATAGTCGTGATGATTATGAAGCATTTCTCCATGATCTATAATTTCATGAACCTTTTCATCAAGACCTCCCATAAACTGTAGTGTTCTCATATAGGGAAGAGGATCAATATACTGAGAAAATAAATGAGTGAATGAAACAAAATCAAATTTATCAATATAATCTTTAACTTTGGTTAAAGATACCATTGGAGATCCATCATGTGTAATATTAGTATGCCTCTCTTCCTGAATATGTGCGATTATCTTATCATCTTTTAAAATAGTCACAGATGCATCATGTGGTCCACAGTTAACACAAACTTTGTTCATAGACCTCTCCTATTTCCCAACACTCTATACCTTCATCCTTAATTATATCCATAGTCAACTCAACACGATTTGCAGGAACAATTACACAATATCCAATACCTAGATTAAATACTCTTCTCATCTCCAACTCATCCATATTACCCTGTCTTTGGATCTCTAAGAAGATCTCTGGAACACT